TCAAACTGTTTATATTGTAATCACGTTGCAAATATAAGTGAAGTATTTTGGTAATAACACACTTTTCGGGAGAAATTTTTATCCGTTCAGTTTATTTTTAACTCTTATTTAATCATCAACAAGTATATCACATTGAATGCCTTAACCATAACAAAATATGCGTAATATGAAAATTTTTCGGCGATTTTATGATTACTATATAATCACTTTACGGGAATTTGATTACCTTTGAGGCGATAATCTGATTAGTTAAACAATCATACGAGTATGAAACAGAAACTTTTTGATGCGTTGAAAGCCAAATTTCCGGGGGTCAACGCAAACGTGCTGAACAGGATTGCCGAGAAGCTCGCCAAGACTGTGACGACAGACGAACAGGTTACAACTGCCGTGGCAGGGGTAACGCAGGAGTTTATCGAAATCATCGAGAGCTACGGCGACAGCCGTGCGACCGAAGCCCAACAGACAGCCGTACACACCTACGAAACGAAGTACGGGCTGAAAGACGGGCAAAAAATTGATGCGACCGGGGGTGCGGCTGGCGGACAGGCAGGAAGCGGCACAACCGTACAGCAACAACAAGCAGGGGGCGCACAGGAGCAAGTTCCGGCTTGGGCGCAGGCACTTATCGACAGCAACAAGAAGCTGAACGACCGCCTCGACAAGATGGACGGTGAGCGCACGACTGCAACCCGAAAACAGCAACTTTCAACAATCATCGAGAAGTTGCCTGAAAATCTCCGCAAGGCTTATGAGCGGACACCTGTAAACGATTTGACCGACGAGCAGTTCAACGCTCTTGTCGGGGAAATAACTACCGAGGTGAACGGTATAGTCAGCGAAGTACAGGCAAAAGGGGCTGTCTTCGGAAAGCCGACCGTAACAGGCGGCACAGGTAACCAAGGGGGCGAGCTGACGAAAGAGCAGCAGGATGCTATCGCACACCGTGACAGCAAGCCGAAAGACGGTCAGCCGTTCTAATGTCTAACAATTAAAAACCGAAGAAAATGAGCATGACAGTTCAAAGACGCAAGGACACGAGAGTTCCTCGCGTATTCCAGCACAAGGTCGCCGACATACGAGGCGGCGTGTCTGTGAAAATCTCCGAGCTTGGAGGCGACTATCTTCGTGAGGGCGCAGTGTTGAGCGCACCCGACAACGGTATCTGCCACGTCGTGAAAGTCGCCGAGGTGGTTGCCGAAGTAGGTGCTTCCGAAACCGCCATCAAGGTCAAGAAGCTGCATAACTTCAAGGTTGGCGACTTCGTTATGACCGACGAGGGAGGTTTGGCATACGCCATTACAGCCATTGACGACAGCAACAAGGATTACGACACCATCACGGTGGGCACGACCTTGAAAGCAATCGCTAAGGGAGGCTTCCTTGTCGAGGCAGCTGCGCAGTCCACATCGACGACTTCCAAGCTGAAATACATTCCGCTTTCGCTCGCAGGTACGGGCAAACCTATCGTCAAGGGTCAGAACGTCGATACCGACGCTTGGCTTATGGGCGTAACAAAGGGCAATCCCCTGCCGGAGTGCATCATGAAACACCTCAAAGGTATTATCAACTATTAAAAACTGACGTTTTATGGCAACAATCGTAAATACACTCATTCACGGTCTGACCCAACAGATGGTTCAGGCACGTTTGGATACAGCCGATGCGTCGCAGTTCTATTTCGGCAGGCTTTTCCCCGTCAAAAAGGTAAACGGCTTCATTTGGCGAACCTTGGGGAATCAGCTCGAAAAAAAGAACGTAGCCGCTGACCTGCATTCCGACAACTCGACCATCGTCCGCAAGCGTCGTCCTATCTTCGAGAGCGCGAAAGGCGATATTCCTTTCATTTCAATCAGCCGGGAAATGACCCGCTCTGAAATCAAGGACTATCAGACCGCTCTCGCTTTCGCACAGGACGAGGATGCGACGAAGCTCGTACAGTATTGGGGCGATGACATTGACTTCTGTTTCAACGGCGTACAGTCCGAATTGGAGTTTGTCGGTCTCAAACTGATGTCAAACGCAGGTAAACTGGCGTTCACGACAACGACCAACGCAACCTACGCCAACGAGTTTGACCTTGACTACGACGTGGACGACGAAATGAAAGTCAAGACCACCGTCGATTGGGCGAACAAAGCAACCGCCGACATCATCGGTGACCTTGTGACGTTCATCAAGCTCGCCAAATCAAAGAACCTTAACCCGAAGTTCGCCTACGTGAACCTCGACGAGTTCTACAAGATTTGCTCGGCAGACCAAATCGTCAAGGCTTGCGCCTCTTTCGCCGCCAACGCCCTCGGCATCTCACAGACCCCCGACCTTACGCAGGTCAATGCGATGCTCGCAAAGCAGGCTTGGCTCAACGGCATTCAGCTCCGTGTAATCGACCAGACAATCACACGTGAGTTCTCTGACGGCTCGCAGACTTCCGGCAACCCGTTCGACAACTGCCGAATGGTGCTGACGGAAAACGAGCGTATCGGTTCGACACAGTACGACATCCTCCAGGAGAATAACGACCTTATCCTCCGTGCGGAACGCTCGCACACGATCGTCAAGAAGTACGGTACGGCAGAGCCGCAGAGCGAGGTAACTATCGGACAGGCTGACGCTGTACCCGTGTTCGACACGGTTTACCGCAACCTGTATGTGAGAACGGACGCACAGGATTGGGATTAAAGCGTTGAGCTATGGAAACAGTTCTCGAAGCGTTGAAAGGCGTTAATGCCTACCCCGTTCCTCTCCGCACGCTGACTGCGATAGCGGACAAACGGGGTCTGTCGCTGACAACCGAAGCGACACAGGAGGTGCAGAAAAGCAAGGAATATAACCTTGCCGTCGCTGACCTCCTGATGTGGCTTTCGATAGCACCCGATGTGTCACAGGGCGGACAGTCCTATTCGTTCACGGACGAACAGCGCAAACAGTTCCGCAACCGGGCTAACAGCCTGTATGACGACTTCGGGGCAAGCGACGAGGCAGGAACGCCGAAACCCATTTACGGATATAAAGGTTCACGGCTATGATTATCCAAAACGGCACAATCGAAGTAAAGCGGAAAACGGGAGGCGGCATAGACCCGGAAACGGGTTATCCGCAGAAGCCCGGCTCTGTGGCTTGGGGCGAACCGATACCCTGCCAATACTCGGCAAACAAGTACAACCAACTCGGACGTGTCAACGGCGAGCATTTCACTACGGCGCAATATACAGTGCTGATAGAGGAACAGCCGTTTGAAGCCGAGCAGGTACGGTTGAAAGACCTTGCCGGGAACGTGGTCGGGGAGTTTTCCATTATGCAGGTTGAGCCGTTGGAGGCGGTCTGTGAGTTGAGGATTTGGGTGTAAACGCATTTCAGCCCGAATGCCGTGTTGAAAAAACGGGAACGCCCAAACATACGGAAGCGAAAAGAAAACGGCACATACGCCGAATCAGCAATAAATAACTTGACATTATGCCGATAAGACAGATAACACCGAAATCGCAGATAGACGCTTACATCAAGGAGCGGATGAACAGGCTGAAACAAGCCATCATCTACAACCTGTGCGCCATAGGCGAAAAAGTGCGCAACGAGGCTATCGAGAACGGTTCGTACAAAGACCGCACAAAGAACCTCCGCAGCTCCGTCGGTTATATCGTGGTCGTTGACGGGCAGGTGTACAAGACAGGCTCTTTCGGCAAGCCGGACGGAAACGACGAGGGACGAAGCACGGGAATATCCTACGCACGTTCTCTTGCCGGGAAGTTCCCGAAAGGCATTGTGCTTATCGTCGTTGCCGGAATGCGATACGCCTCTTATGTGTCCGCAAAGGGTTACAACGTGCTTGACAGCTCGGAACTGCTTGCCGACCAGCTTGTACCCAAGATGTTGAAACAACTCGGATTTAACAAGTAACAGGAACTATGGCAAAGACATCGAAACAGGTTCAAGGCGACATCTATCAACTGCTGAAAGACAGCACCCTTTACACGATGATTTCAGGTGAGGTCTATCGGCAGGGGTATCGCCCCCGTGACAGCCGCAAGGAAGATGCGGTCGTGATTTTCACAACCGGGCTTCCCAATCAGATACAGACGGGGGTCGTGACCGTGAACATATTCGTCCCGGACATAGACCCGTATGACAACGGGGTATGGGTTGAGGACGGAGAACGCACGGAACGGATTGAACGCCTTGCGCAGGAGTGGTTCGATAGCCTTACGACCGAAGTTTCCTGTTACAAGTTTAAGTTGCAGCAGACAATTTACACCGAGGAAGAAGCCGACATACATCAGCATTTCGTCGTCGTGAAGCTCAAATACGAGTATTTCGGCGATGATTATGCGCCTCTGAACATTCCGCAGGTCGCCGTAATAGACGCAACGGATACCGACGGCAACGTGGGCTATCTGCCTGTCCTTGAAACGCAGGACGGGGACGCACCTGTTACGCAACCTGTTATGAAGAAACAAAATCAGTAACCATTAAATTTTAACGAATATGGCAGTATTAAACTGGGGCGAATGCGATTTGAAGCACGCCACAAGCACCGACGGTGCCCCCACAGGGGAATGGGATGAGTTACCTACTCCGAAAGAGGACAGTACACAACTCACGACGACCGCAGGAACAGAAAAGACCGCCACAGAAGAGGGCGGTGCGCTCGTCGATTATTTGCCGGGAAAGAATACCTATCAGCTCGAATGGGACGAGTTCGTCAAGAAAGGCGAGGAGCCGTCGTTTGAGGACAACGACGGAGTAATCACGGGCGAACACGCTTTCCGTGTCGAGGCACAGGATAAGGACTGTCCGGCTATTCAGATTGACAGAGCCGTCCTGCGTGTCGAGGACAGCTACACGACCGCAGACGGACAGCTGCGCCACTATGTGGCTCGTGCGCTGAAACCGAAGACGGGCAAGACAATCAAGAGCTATGTACCGAGCGAAGAGTCGGGAGGGTAACGCATAACTCAGGATAACCAACAGCAGGATAGAGCAGCAGGTAGCTCGCAAGCCCAACGGGTTTGAGGTCGGGGGTTCGACTCCCCCTCCTGCCCCAAATTTTAACGCAACACATTATGGCAACGAAAACAATAGAAGAAAAGGTCGCCGAAACCATACTCCAAAAGGATATTGAGGTAACGGTAGGCGGCAAGAAATACAAGGCAGCCCCGGCAAGCACAGCAACACTCATACTTGCTTCGGAGGCTGTTTCGCGTTTGCCCGAAATCAATCTTGACCCTGAAAAGGTAGTCGAGGAAAGCCTTTCTGTGGCTCGTGAATGCCGTCCTTTGGGCGACATTGCGGCGATACTGATACTCGGCGCAAAGAACCTAACGGAAACAGTAAAAACCCGGCAGACGGTTGAGAAACGCCGCCTGTGGGGGCTTGTCAAGTGGACGGAAGAAGTAGAAGTCGAACAGGTAATAGACCGAAAGGCGGAACTTGCCAAACAGATACTTGAAGACCTGTCGCCCCGTGCGCTAAACCTGCTTGTCGCCCAACTGCTTCAAAAAATGGAGTTAGGGGATTTTTTCGGGCTTACCACTTTCCTGACAGAGATAAACCTGATGCGACCGACGAAAGTGGAGACCAAAACGACAGCGTCTGGGCAATAGTCGCAGGAACGGTAAAGGCTTTCAACCTCCCGGTCGAATATGTCCTGTACGATATGAGCTATGCGAATATGGTCATGTACGGGGCAACGCTGCCGAGCTACAAGCACAAGGCGGACGACAAGGACGGCAAGAAGCGGAAGCGTCAAAAAGCCATAAAGGTTGATGACATACGGAACAGGGAGAAGATAAAAAGCATTTTTGAACAATTTGATTGACGTACAATGGAGAATGACAACGGCAGAATATACTACGGCACGGGCATAGACAACTCGCAGTTGCGCACCGACGCAGAAGAATCCAAACGGATTTTGTCGGGCATAACAGGCACAGCCGTAAACGAGGGCAAGCGGATTGACGACGTTTTCAAAAGCATAGGGAAAACGGCGGCAGGTGTCTTTGCCGTGTCGCAGATGAAAGAGTTTGCCATGCAGGTTGTCAATGTACGAGGAGAGTTTCAAAAGCTCGAAATCGCCTTTAAGACAATGATAGGCGACACGAACGAGGCAAACGCCCTTATGTCGCAGCTCATAAAAACTGCCGCCACAACGCCTTTTGGAGTGTCTGACATATCAAACGCCGCACGTCAGCTTCTTGCATACGGTGTCGAAGCCGACAAGGTGAATGAAACACTTATCCGGCTCGGTGACATCGCCGCCGGGCTTTCAATACCTATCGGCGACCTCGCATACCTGTATGGAACAACAATGGTACAGGGGCGCATGTACACTGCGGACCTAAACCAATTCCTCGGCAGGGGTATTCCTTTGGGAGAAGAATTGGCTAAGGTGCTTGGGGTTGCAGAAAACCAAGTACGTGCGCTTGTAGAAGAAGGCAAAGTCGGTTTCCCGGAAGTGGAACAAGCTATCATCAACCTCACGAACGAGGGCAGCAAGTTCGGCGGTCTTATGGAGGCGCAGAGCCAAACCATATCCGGTCGTATAAGCAACATCGAGGATACCATAGAACAGATGTTCAACCAAATCGGACAGGCTTCCGAGGGCGTTATAGGAACATCGCTCGACATTGTTTCATCCCTTGTTGAAAATTGGGAAACCGTCGGCAAGGTGCTGCTTACCGTGATAGCCACATACGGAACGTACAAAGCCGCCGTCTTGGCTGTTGCAGCCGCACACAAGCTGATGAACATTTGGGGTACGGTACAAGCCGTAATATCGCTGTCTAAAAGCGTGACGAGCGCAAAGGACGCTATGCTCCTGTTCAACATGGCGGTCAAGGCAAACCCGTTGGGATTGGTTCTGTCCGTTGTCGCAGCAGCCGCTACCGCTTTCAGCCTGTTCTCTACGAAGTCCGGCGAGGCAGCGGAAATGACAAACAAATACGGCGACAGTGCCGCCAAGACAATATCACGTGTCGAAACCCTTTCCATGACCCTGAACGGTCTGACAGCCGGCACGTCCACCCACAAAAAGGTTATGGACGAGCTTAACGGCATACTCGAAGAATACGGCTTGCAAGCTATCAAGGAGGGCGACAGCATCGACATGGTAAACGCCAAACGTGCGCAAGCTATCGAGCTGATAAAGCAGGAGGGCGTGGAAAGGCAGCGTGCAAACGCTCTTGAACAGGGTGCGCAGAACTATGCGGCGCAACTCTCGGAGGCGCAGAAAACGCTTTATTCCGACCTGTCAGGGGCTATGACAGAGGGAACATTGCTGTTGGGGGACAATAAGGAGCTGCAACAGAACGCCGCCGCAATATCTACCATTATCGGGAATGTAGTTGAACAGAACATCACGGAGATTGCCGGAAAGACGGGCGAAGAATACCAAAAGGGTATCAACAAGATTTACGCCACGATACAAGACCGTATGCGAGCCATAGGAATAAGCGAGGAAACCATACAGAAACAGTGGCTAACGGACGGACTGTTCAATCATCAGAACCTCGTACAGAACTATATCAACTCCATACAACAAGCGAGGGAGGAATACGACCGTTACTCCGAAGCCGTGAACAAAGCGTCGGACGCTGAACGTGCAGCCGCAGAGGGTGCATTGACTTTCTCCGAAAAGGTAGAAGCCATAGAAAAAGGTCTGCAAAAGCCTACGGAGGGCGTACACGACTTGTACGAGAACATCAAAAATCTGATGTCGCAGTACTCGAACAATACTATCGGCTTCACTATCCGCATAGGAGGCGAGATACCAAAGTGGATGGAGAATATGGATTTGGACGAGCTTCAAAGGCTCGCCAAACGCTTTACGGCTATCGGTCAAAGCAGCCCGAACGGTTCGTATGTCAACGGAAAGTATTTCTCGCAGCAACAACTCCTGCAACGTGGTGCCGATTACGCCACAGCCGCTGAACAGAAGCAGACCGAAGCCGACGACAAAGCAAGGGAAGCCGAGCGGAACAAAAAGGAAGCAGAAAGGGAGAAAAAACAGCGTAAGGCAGCAGCCAAACGCCTTGCCCGTGAACAGCAGCAGATTGCAGACGAAACAGCCGAGCGGAACAGGCAGATTGCCGAGTATTCACGAAGCGTACAGGAGGCACAGGAACAGGCGGAATTGGATATAAGGCAGCAGCGCATAAACCTTATGGACGACAGTTTCGAGAAGACGATGATGCAGCTTGACCTGAATTATGACAGGCTCATCGCCGAGAATGAGAAACGCACGCAGGATATGCTGAACGCCCTCGCCGACAAGAAAGTCCTCGAATGGCGGAACGCCAACCCGAAAGCGACCAAAGAGGAGGAGCTTGCATACCGGGCTTCGCTTGACCTGTCAGTCGCCGACCTTACGCCGGAACAGCAGGCTATGATAAAGGATTACGCCGACCTTGCAGCCGACATACGCCGCAAGGGAAACAAGGATGCCCTCGACGCTATGCTTGCCGATGTAATGACCTACGAGCAGCAAAGGCTGAAAATAACGGAGGAATACGAAGACAAGCGCAAGCAGCTTTACAAGACCGACGACAAAGGCAACTATGTCCTTGACGCGAACGGAAACCGACAGCTCCGGGAGGGTGTCACGCAGGGGAATGTGGACGAGTTGGACTTACAGGAGCAGAACGCCCTGCAAGCCGTCGATGAACAGTTCGCCCAACGGGAGGAAACATACCGGGCGTGGTGCAACGAGATTGCCAACTATACGCTTGAACAGCTGCAGGCGGTTCTTGAACAGGCGGAAGCCGAGCTTAACGAGTTGGAAAGCTCCGGCACGGCTTCGGGCAGTCAGCTATCCACCGCACGGGCAAAGGTGACGACGGCGAAGAAAAAAGTGTCGGAAGCCAACGCCAAAAACAGTGTCAGCCCCGACAAGCGCAGTATCAAGGAGTGGGAAGACCTGTACAAGACGCTGTTGGAGTGCGAGCGTGAGTTTGAGAGCATAGGCGATACCGTCGGAGGTGTTGCCGGGGAAATCATATCCACAGCCGGAAGCATTATGACTTCTTCGCTGTCAATGATAAACGGCATTGTTTCGCTTGTCAATATGTCCTCGCAGGGCATACAGGGAACGGCGACAGCCGCCGGCACAGCCATACAGACAGTTGAGAAAGCCTCCGTTATACTGACTATCATATCAGCCGCCTTGCAGATAGCGATGCAGATTGTCAACCTGTTCAACAACGACGAGAAGAAACAGGAGGAAATCGAAGCCTTGCAGAGCCGTATTGACCAACTGCAATGGGAACTCGACAACGCCGACATTGTGCGGTTGCAGGAAAATTCAGGGCGTGCGATAGACCGCATCCGGCAGACGCTATCCGAAACGAAAGCCGAGCTGATACAGAACAAACTCGCCGTGAACGATGTCGCCGGAGCGTGGAGGACGCTGTTTTCAACGGTATCGAACAACCAAGAGTTGCTTGCAAAGTCTGCCGAGAAAATCGCCGACGCATACGCCGACATCGCCTACTCCGCAGACAAGGCACTCGGAGCGGAGAAGTACGAGAGCAGCAGAGACCAATTGGAGAATATCGCCAAACAGCAACTGCTCATTCAGCAGCAGATCAACGCCGAGAACGACAAGAAAGACACCGACCACGGAAAGATAGAGGAATGGGAGCGTCAGATTGAGGAACTCGGGCAACAGGCTGTAGCCGTGATAAACGATATGGTCGAGGAAATCATCGGCGGTTCGGCTGCTGACATAGCAAGCGAACTCGGCGACGCATTCTTTGACGCTTTCCAGGACGGCGAGGATTACGCCGAGGCTTGGGGCGACAAGGTAAAGGACATCGTCGGCGACGTTATCAAGCGTATGCTCGTGTCGAAATACCTTGAAGAGCCGCTCGGGGAGATATTCGACAAGTATAAGAACAAATGGTTCAAGGATGGTCAGTTTATGGGGCTTGACGCTGTCATTGCCTCCATGAGCGGTTTCGCCAACGACCTTAACGCCGTCGGGCAGGATTTCGCCGAGATATGGGAAGCCCTCCCGGACAGCGTTAAGAATATGTTTAACGTGACGGAGGAAGCGACACGGGAAGCCTCGGAGAAAGGCATAGCGACAGCCTCGCAGGAAAGCGTGGACGAGCTTAACGGACGAGCGACAGCCATACAGGGACACACCTACTCGATAAGCGAGAATACAAAGCTGCTCGTTGCGACGGCAAACCTTATCCTGCAGAGCGTCCTTAACATCGAGGGAAACACGGACGGTCTGTCAACCCGTATGGCGAACGTTGAGAGCGATGTCAGGGATATGCGCAACACTGTGAATGATTTGGCATTGAAAGGAATTAAAATAAAAAGTTAGCGAGTTATGGAAGCGATAATAAGACAGATTTACGCACAGTGGGTCATTGCCAAGGAGCAAGCCCGGCAGGAATGCGAGAGCCGCTCCCTGCACAACGTGGCGGAGAAATACCGCAAGTGCAATATGTTCAAGGGGACGGAACACACGATAGAGGAACTTGCCGCAGTATTCACATCCCGGCAGGGGTTGGAGTTCTGCATCAGATACCACTTCCCGAATATCGCCACGTTCCGCCTGTTCAAAGGGCAGGGCGTGGAGAAGTACGGCATATACATAGATGCCGGGGTAATCACGCTAAAGAACCCGGCACGGGCAATCCTTATCGGTCGGACGAGTGCAACGGTAAACTGCGACGAATGCAAGCAGCACGAGATTGTGCTGTTGCACGGCGCAAGAGCCGTCGTGAACGCATCGAAATGGGCTGTCGCTTCCGTGACGGCTTCCGTAGGTTGCAGTGTGCTTAAAAACACATCTGAAAATGCGATAATCCTATGATGTCAGGCAGATTATACATCGACGGGCAAGACGTGTACAAACAGTTCGGAATGTACGTGTCGGACAACGGGTGGAACGAACTCGTTGCGATGCCGCCGTTGAAATCTGTCGACAGCAACGATTGGAACGAGGAAGACGGCATAGAAGCCGACCTCTCCGCTCCCGTCCTTAACACACGTGACGTAAACCTGACATTCGCCACACAGGGCGTTTTCAGCCGCTATTTCGACTTTCTGAACCTCTTGTCGGACGGAGCATACCACGTGTTTGATTGCGCCGCCATAGGGCGTAAATACACGCTGCGCATGGTGTCGCACACGAGCCTTGACTATGCAAAGCTGCTCGGAAAGGTGAAAATCAAGTTTGCCGACGACTTCCCGCTGGACGGGTACAAGTACAAAGCCCCGGCAAGCACGATAGCGGAATACGACGATTATACCATAGACGGACAGCCTTTCACGGCATACGGCGTGAGGATATTGCAGGGGACACTGTCGGAAGTACAGAAACCGGCTGCTGTCAAGACAAACCTCCTGCGTAACATCAAGACGCAGACAGGGGCTATATACGACAGCAAGAACGTGTTTTACAAGAGCAAGGACGTGAAGCTCTATTGCCTCATGAGGGCGGAAACGCTCGACGAGCTATGGCGAAACTATGATGCCCTGCTTTACGACCTCATACGCCCCGATGAACGCCTCCTGTGGGTAAACGAGCTTGAACAGGACTTCCCCTGCCACTACAAGAGCTGCACCGTACAGGAATTTGACCCGGAGGGCAGACCTTGGCTGAAATTCACGCTTACCGTGACATTCACGAGCGATTTCAGGATAACGGAGGATGACGTTGTGCTGGCTACGGAGGACAACATTATTGTCTTTACAGAAAACGGCGTTTACGCTATCGACATGCTGCTTGACAGGTACACCTACCCGTCCGTGCGGTTCGTCAACGACAGGGCGACGCTGCGCCTGACATCAAACGGCAAATTCAGGTTCAACGATTAGCATTGTGTAACCCATTTAAGATACGCAGATATGAAGAAGATAAAGATTTCAGAACTCCCGTTATACAGCTCCTTGAAAGGGCTTTTTACGATAGGAACGGACGCAAACAACCGAAGCGTCAAGGTATCGTTGGAGTTTGTCGAGCAACAGACCACACAGGCGGTAACGAACGCCAAGGAAGCCACGGACGCAGCAAACACTGCGGCAGCGGCGGCAAACACGGCTAAAAAGAACGCCGACACAGCGACAGCAGCAGCCAAAACAGCAACCACCAACGCTATCAAGGCAAAGGAAGATGCCGACGAAGCGACGAAGAAAGCCAACGCCGCCACAGATGCGGCAAACAAGGCAAAAGAGGATTGCGATACAGCGACAGAAGATGCGCAGGAAGCCACGACCGCAGCCAACGAAGCAACCGCAGCGGCACAGGAAGCGACAGAGGCGGCACAGGAGGCAACGGAGGAAGCGGTAAACGCCACCGATAATGTCCTTTTGACGCTCGGTCGGCTTGTACCTACGGGAATGACAGTTGAAAGTGTTACCCGGTTGACCGTCGGGAATGTGAAGCCCAACTACATCAAAGCTGCATTATCGCCAGCGAGTGCTATGCAAAATGTGATTTTCATCAGCGATAACAAGGCGATAACGGTTGGTACAGACGGGCGCATAACGGTTGTCGGCAGGGGCAAAAGCACGGTATATGTCATTCCGACCTGCAACACGGCTCTTGCCAAAACGCTGCTTATAGAGGTCGTCGCCCCGGCATTAAGAAAAGCGACCAACAGCAGCCTCCGGCTGACCCAATCGGGGGCGTTAAGATTCGGATAATTGTCAAACCTCAAAAACGAAACGAAATGGCACAGAAAGGTTACATCAGCGAGTTTATGAACGGCGGTCGTATTGTTTCCCACGGGAAAATCGACGACCTGTCAAACGGTTTCAAACTGCCGGGCGAAGTTCCGTTCTCTGTCTATGTACGACCGAAATTCAGCACATCGACGCTTGACACGGTTCTTGCCGTGCGATGCAGTCAGGACGAAAAGCCGTCGGAAGCACCCGTACCGTTCAACGACTGGACACCGATGGCGATTGTGGAAATCGCACCCGATACGGAAGTCCTTGCGACAAACGACATCTATTGGGGCAGCGGCTGCTATGTGGAGGGCGAGGTATGATTGTGTCGCTTTTCCTGTCGCTGTCGAGGCGCATACGTGCGTGGACTGCATCAGTCCTGCGCAAGAAGAAAAAAGCCCTGCGTATGAACACGCCCACGTCGGCGATGCTCATAAAGAAAGGAGATAAATCAGTTTTCAAATTCTTAAACAGTTAAAAGTATGGCAATGACAAGTGAAGAAGAAAGCAAGTTGAGAGAAATCATCGAGGCTTTCGAGAACGGCAAACGGTTAAGCGATTTGCCGAACGTATCAGGGACAAACCCGTTTGACCTCCTTTGCGAGGTGCTTGACACGGACGGGGAGAGCAAAAAGGCGGCACTCGCCTCGCTTATCCCCTACGTGGAGGAACAGTGCAGCTACGGCATACAGTTCGACACGACGGTATCGACCCCAACCTGCACCCGTATCGGAAACACAGACCTCCACAAGTCCGTACCTATCCAAAGCCGCATGAAAGGCTGTCTGCTTGACGACAACGGGCAAGTGGTGGAATACCTCGACCCCCGTGATTGGACGGGGCAAGTCCGGGACGGCTCACGTGGGCAGGTCATGGTGGAGATACCGCTGCATTACCGCAAGTTCGAGACCGACGGCACGATACGTCGTGTGCGCATCAGCGAACAGCCCCTGCCGGGCTATCATCAAGTGCCGCAGATGTACATTTCGGCATACGAGGCTGTCCTTGACAGGACAAACCTGAAGCTCTGCTCAATCGTGAACATGGCAGAGCAGTACAGGGGCGGCAACAACAACGCTGAATATGACGGAACGTACAGGACATTCCTCGGTCGTCCGGCAACACAAATCAGCCGCACAAACTTCCGCAACTATGCCCGTAAGCGCAACAATTCGGCAACGGCTGAATGGAACTGCATGACCTATGACGCTCAAAAAACGCTTTATTGGCTGTTCGCCGTCGAATATGCCACTCTCAACACACAGGCGGCATTCAACGCAGAACTCACCGCAGAGGGCTATCGTCAAGGCGGTCTTGGCGCAGGCGTGACGACTTGGGACGGCACGTGGTCGAACTTCAACGGCTACTATCCGTTCGTTCCCTGCGGACACACCGACACGCTCGGAAACGGCACAGGCACGGTTTCCTATACCGCCGCCAACGACGACAGCACGATAACAAAGACTTTCGACGTACCCCGTTACCGTGGCATCGAAAATCCTTTCGGGCATATCTGGCAGTGGACGGACGGCATCAACGTGCGTATCAGCCCGACGACAGAGAACGGAGGGGACAACCTGTCAAAAGTGTTCGTATGCTCCGACCCGTCGAAATTCAACGATACGAATTACGACGGCTACTCGCATGTTGGAAATGAAGCCCGTACGGATGGGTATGTCAAGGAAATTATCTTCGGAGAATACGGCGAGATTATGCCGTCGGTTGTCGGCGGTGGTTCGACCCAATTCTTCTGCGACTACCACTATACGAATATACCCACAAAGGAAACCCTGCGTGGTGTCCTGTTCGGCGGTAGCGCGCATCACGGTGCGTCTGCGGGCTTCGCCTCTGCGTACTCGGCTAGCACCCCCTCGAATACGTATACGGCCGTCGGCTCTCGCCTTTGCTTTTTACCGCAAAGCGCATAGCCCGGTAAGCGTCCGTGTCTGATACGTGTCGGATAATGAAGTTGGATTATAAACAGAGATAGTTATGACGATAAAGGTTGGTCGCTCCCGTGGTGTCCTGTTCAGCGGTAACGCGAATAACGGTGCGAATGCAGGCTTCGCCTATGCGAACTCGAATAACACCCCCTCGAATACGAATACGAACATCGGCTCTCACCTATGCTTTAGAATGTCAGAAAGACAAAGATATAAGGGAGCGACGACCTTGCCTCTTGGCAGAAGATTTCAAGTAACCCGAAAGGTGCTGGTAGGAATGCCTGTTGTATGGGCTACCGAACGCTCCGAATAAGAAAAGCAAAGCGATGAAACGTATAGGGAATTTATACGAACAGATAATATCAGTCGAGAACCTGCGGCTTGCTGATGAAAAGGCTCGCCGTGGGAAAACTCGCTCATACGGTGTCAGGGTTCACGACCGTAACAGGGAAGCCAACATACAGGCTCTCCACGAGGCTTTGCTGACAAAGACATTCAGGACATCGCCTTACGAAGTATTTACCATATACGAACCGAAAGAGCGTGTTATTTATCGTCTTCCGTACTATCCCGACCGCATAGTCCACCACGCCATTATGAACGTATTGGAGCCGATATGGGTAAAGACATTCACGTATAACACCTACTCCTGCGTCAAGGGACGGGGTATAGAGGGCTGTGCCCGGCACGTCGATAAGATGATACGCAAATACAGGGGAAAGCCCATGTATTGCCTGAAAATCGACATTAAGAAATACTATCCGTCCATAAAGCACCACGTGCTGAAACGCATCGTCAGACGCAAGATAAAGGACAAAGACCTGCTGTGGCTGCTTGATGAAATCATCGACAGCGCAGACGGTGTGCCTATCGGAAACTACCTGTCGCAGTACCTCGCCAACCTGTTCCTTGCCTATTTCATGCACAAAGTGAATGAGGTTTGGAAGATAGACTGCGAGGAATACGCCGACGACTTCGCCTTTTACAGCGAGAGCAAGGAGGAGCTGCGCAGGTTCTTTCACGAGTTCGTCAAGCCCTATATCGAACAGGAACTTGAATTGAAAGTCAAGGACAACTGGCAAATCTTTCCTATCGCCGTGAACCGCTATGACAGGCACGGTCGTGGGCTTGATTATGTCGGTTATAAGTTTTACAGGAAACAAAAGCTCATAAGAAAGAGTATAAAACAGAATTTCTGCCGTGCCGCAGCCCGGCTTAACAAACGCAATCCACCGCTGGACGTGAAAGCCTACAAACAGGCTGTCGCTCCGTGGTTGGGTTGGGCGAAGCACAGCAACAGCAAACATCTTTTACGAACCATAATTAAACAAGAGCATCATGCAAGCATTTTATGACAGCAAGCCTCCTTACTTGGAGGCAGTGGGAAACGGGAGCTATGTCTATCGTTTCAACATCGAGGAAATAGTGCCGGAACTGACCGACGAGAACGCTGAGGAAGAAAAGGTATCGCAGTGGAAATGCGAGGAAGTCACGATATGGAAGCCCGTAACGTCTGAAAAGGTTATAGAGGCGGTTATCCGGGCGAAATACACGGCATCCGCAGAACTCGCCCTCGTAAACAAATTCAACGCCTATCAGCAGGGATTGGATGTGGAGGCAGGAATTGTGGAGGAATACACAGAATACCTGTCGTTCGTAGCTAACGTGAAAAGGCAGGTGCGCAAGGACTTGGGAGAGGAAACATCTGTTACGCCCAAAACGGCAGCAGTCCTCACGCCGAGAATTGCAGACATCGCAAAGCTCCTGACCCTAACCGTAAACACGATGAGCCTCACGGACAGCGACGCTTTGGCAGTCAAGTCCGTTTATCCCGAATGGGGTACGCTTATCGGCAAGACCGTGAAGAAAGACGAGAAGATGCAGTACGACGGCAAGCTGTGGAAAGTCCTACAAGAACACACCGTGCAGGAGCAATGGAAGCCCGGCACCGGAACGGAAAGCCTGTACACGGAAATCGTAGAGAGCGCAGCCGGAACAGAGGACGACCCTATCCCCTATGACAACAATATGGAATTGGAACAGGGCAAGTATTACTCGCAGGACGGCGAAGTGTATCAGTGTGTCCGTGACACGGGAATACCCGTTTACAATCCATTGAAAGACTTGGTCGGCATTTATGTAGAACTCGTAGATTAACGGCACTATGGCAAAGCGGTTCAGCGAACTCGGTATCAAGCAACAGGACGACCGAAAGATTTTCAACTGTCCGCAGGTGTCGGTTACCGACATCCTGAACAGCGAAATAGAGGTTATCGACTACCTCCCCGATGTTAAGACAAAACACGGGGAGGGTCGTTACCTCATACACTATCGGACGACCGACGGCAAGGAGGAAGGCAAATTCTTCACGAACTCCACAGCCTTGAAAAGCGTCCTCGACCAAGTAAAGGAAGAGGATTTTCCGTTTATAACCGTTATCAAAGCCACCAAATGCGGCAATGGAAAGATATATCAGTTTACGTAAACGGGGCAAAGCGAAATCAGCCCGTATTAGCGGTTTTTGAGTGATTATAATATAAACATACCACTTCAAAAAGATAACGCGAATACGGCGAAATTCGAGTAAAATAACTTTGAACGTAAAGGGCATGATAATATACAACAACAAGAACATAAAAGTACTCGATGTTACGGTTGACGACAACAGTTACCGATACCGGGTAATAAAGGGCGACCACAACTTGACGCTCCATTACTCGCTTGCGGAGCATGTAGAGATACCCGTCGGCTCGTACTGCATCTATCAGGGCGAAAGGTACACGCTCGAACGCCCGGAGGCTTTCAAGATGAAGCACAGCCGGAATTTCGAGTACACCGTCACGCTCGAATCCAATCAGGCGAAAGCCAAGATATGGAAGTTCCGCAACCCGGTTGACGGACGGCTGAAATTCTCGCTTACAGCAAAGCCGATAGAGCATCTTAAAATGTTCGTCGACAATATGAACCGCCGGGACACGGGTTGGGAAGTCGGCGAGTGCATCGACGGCACGGAAAAACTGATAAGCTATAACCACGTGTATTGTTGGGACGCTATCGGAATGATGGCGACGGAGTTCAACACGGAGTTCGAGTTTGTCGGCAAGACTGTACACCTGCGCAAGGTGGAATACAACAAGAACAATCCCCTGCCGCTGTCATACGGGCGTGGCAACGGTTTCAAGCCGGGCGTGGGGCGGTCAAACTATGGCGACACGCCACCCATAGAGATACTTTACGTTCAAGGCGGAACAGACAATATCGACCCCAGCAAGTACAAGAGCAGCGAGCTACTTCTTCCGGCAGGTCAAAGCATACGGTATGACGGCGTTTATTTCGAGGGCGACCCGAATTTCAACCCTGCGAACGCTCGTACATACGTCGTTGACGATTTGGGGTACTCAATACGCCGGAGCGACAAAGAACTTTCATCGCTTGCAGAGGACAGCTTGGACTGCTCGGACATTTACCCGAAACGCATAGGAAAGGTTACAAGCGTCGTTGTGGAAGATGCCGCCAACAACTTCTATGATATAGTGGATAACACCATACCCAACACGCTCAACTACGAGGAATGTCTTATCGAGGGCGAAACGATGACAATAATCTTTCAGTCGGGTATGCTCGCCGGGCGTGAGTTTGAGGTCAAATACTACCATAACGCCGAAAAGGGAAAGGCGGCACGGCGTTTCGAGATAGTCCCGGCGGAGATAGACGGGCAGACGATGCCGAACGCCACGTTTGCGCCGCAGACGACAGACACCTATGTCGTGTTCAAATGTCGTATGCCCGATGCCTATGTCCGTGACGACGAGACAAAGACGGGTGCTTCGTGGGATATGTTCCGTGCCGCCGTGAAATATCTCTTTGACAACGAGGAACAGAAATTCTCGTTTACGGGCGAACTTGACGGAATTTGGTCGAAAAAGGATTGGATAAACATCAGCGGAAAAATAAAGCTCGGAGGGTACATACGGTTTTCCAACGAACATTTCCAAAAGGACGGGGTGCTTGTCAGGATAACGGGTATTAAGGACTACATCAACAAGCCGCACAGCCCGGAAATAGAGTTATCCAACTCGACCGTCGGCGGCAGCTTCTCCACAACCTTGAAACAGCTTGAAAGCGACGAAGTGCTGGTAGAGGACTACCACAGGGATGCCATACAGTTTACCAAACGCCGCTTCCGGGACGCAAAGGAAACAATGGAGATGTTGGAAGATGCCCTGCTCGACAATTTCACGAACAGCATCAACCCGATAGCCATACAGACGATGCAGATGCTTGTCGGCGACGAGAGCTTGCAGTTCCGTTTCGTAAACAGCAAGACAAACCCCGTCGGCGTGGCACACAGCATAACCTACGACAACACGACGAAACAGCTTACAGCCGCCGCAGGAATAATCCAACACCTGACTATCGGTATAAGCTCGTTGAGTTCCTCCCACGCCGCAAGCGAATACAGGTATTGGGACATGCCTGAATACACGAGCGGACGGCTTGACAACGGGGAAACGAAATACTACCTGTACGCTAAGGTGAGCAAGACGGCACAGACCGGCTCGTTCCTGTTGTCCGAAACAGCTATCAAGTTGGAGGGCGTTTCCGGGTATTATCATCTGCTCGTCGGCGTGCTTAACAGTGAATACGACGGGGTGCGCAGCTTTGCGACCCTGTACGGCTTCTCGGAGATATTGCCGGGACGGATAACAACCGACAGGATTGTATCAGGGAACGGGGACAGCTATTTTGATATGCTCGCCAACGCTATGAAGCTCGGCAGCGTCCTTGATTTCAACTCGGAGGGCGACGGCAAACTACGACTCAAAGGAACGCTCGTGCAGAGCCAAAGCGGAGAGGAAAACTATATCGGCTGCTTCCGTGGCAAATACAACTCGTCGTACACCTATTATCAGGGCGACGAAGTGACATACACTGTGAACAACAACACTTCAACGTACCGATACATCAACGCAACGCCAAGCCGTGGCATAGCTCCAACGAACACGGTCTATTGGCAGATTATCGCGCAGGGGTCAAAAGGAGAGAACGGTGCGGACGGAACGAGTGTAAAAATCAAAGGTTCACTCGACAACGCCTCGCAGTTACCTGCATCCGGGAACGAAGAGGGCGACGGCTACCTTATTGACGGAAACCTCTATGTATGGGACGGCTCGAAATGGAACAATGTCGGCACTATAAAGGGCGACAAGGGCGACAAAGGAGATGATGGCGACCCCGGCGAAGATGCGGACTACTACGAACTGCGCTATGCAAAGAACGGCAGCACGACAAGCCCACCGAGCCTGTCAAAGACATCGGTAAATCCGAGCGGTTGGACGACAACGCAGCCCACGTTGAGTGCAGGGCAATACCTTTGGCTCACGATAGCCAAGAAGTCAGCCGACGGCAAGACACTTGTGCAGCAGTGGTCAACGCCCGTCAGGATAACACCATACGACGGCAAGGACGGTGCGGACGGTTCAAGCCCTGTAATGGTGTACCGTGGCGTGTATGACAGCAGTAAGACCTATTACGGCAACCAATACAGGCTCGACTGCGTAAAACAGGGAAGCACCTATTACATTGCACGTGTCGATGCCGGGACGTTCAAAGGTATTGCGCCCCCCGATGCAAACAAGTGGAACTCATTCGGGGCTTCGTTTGAGAGCATAGCGACAAACCTGTTATTGGCGGAGGGCGCGAACATCGGCGACTGGTTCATCAAGTCGGGAAAGATTGTATCAACGCTCGCAAGCGGCGACATAATAGAACTTGATGCAAAGAACAACCGCATACAGATAACCTCGGCACGATCCGGTGGCGATTACTCAATGGAAACATCACTCGGCTCCATAATACGGCTTGACGCTTATAGCGGAATTGTCGAAACCCGTTCTAAAACCAGCAACTATACAAGCTATATGTCGCCGTCGGGGCTGTTCGCAAACAGGGCAGGAACGCAGTGTGTCGCCGCTTCAACAGGTTACGACCAGCGTGCCTCTGTCGCTGCATTGGGATTTGGCAACCTCAGTAAAAGCGCATGGTCGCTCGGATCTGACGAGAAACTTGTTGCCGGGGTGTACGGAACAGCCTCAAACAGCAGCACGGCACCGTACTATGGCGGTTATTTCAGGCTGCTAAAAGCTATGGGGTTGGTGTACGGGACAAAGTACATTACATCATCGGGCGTTTATCTCACAGACTACATGTCGCTCGTGGTTGGATTTACAAACGGACGGGCAAATGTCTATCTCCCGGCTTCTTCCCGTGAGGGACAGACGATAATTTTGAAGCAATGGTGGACGGGGTATATGCGTATCTATCCCCGAAGCGGTCAGAAACTCTACGATGATAATACGGAGAATGAGTATTACGATGTAGGATGCGGTCAAGAAGTAATCGCTCACTTCGTCCGGGCTTCAATAAACGGAGAAAATGTACAAGTATGGCTATTGAGCAGATATAAATTCTAAAAACTATGGTAGAATATGGATATATGGACGGGAATTGCCTCCACTCCCGTTTTATTGAGCCGATTGCAAGAATACGCATCGGGGAGGACGGAAACAAAGTGACAGAAACCGTGTCGGTTGAGCAACAGGTGGCGGAACTTTCGCCGGAATGGAAACCCGTCGATACGATAGACGAGGCACAGATGGAATCGGACGATGAAAACTATATTATCATCCCCGTACCGTATGATGCCGGAGACCACATAGCGTACAACTATGTGCGGAAGTTCGACATCAAGCGTGTGCGCACGGAGATAGAAGCTCTGAAAGAAAGCCTGTCGCAGAGTGATTATAGGATAACGAAATGTTACGAGGCTTCGCTGTTGGGACAACCGCTCCCATACGACATCAATGCCCTGCATACAGAGCGGCAACAGGCAAGAGACAGGATAAATGAACTCGAAACCCAATTATAAAAAAGGCATGGAACTGAATGGTATATTACAGGTTATTATCGGAGCGGTCGCCTCCCTCGGAGGGTTTAGCCTGATAAAGTTCCTTTTCTTTATGAAGCCTGAAAGACGCAAGGCACAGGCGGAAGCAGATATAAAGGAACTCGAAGCAGAGGAAAAGGAAATGAGCGTTATGCGGACACTCGTTGAAAGTCTTAAACAGCGCATCGAGCAGCAGGACGAGAAGATACGTGAGCTTAACCAACGTGTGGATAAATTGTACGAGGAAAAGCACGAGTTGGAGAGGCTGAACAATCAACTGACACGGGAGAACGCCATGTTGCAGATAAAGCTCGTGGAGGCACAGCACAACCTCTGTGTGCGCCCCGACGATGAGTGTCTGAAACGTATGCCACCGAGGGATTATTGCCGCCTCGTCAAGCTCGCTAACCACGAATATGACAAGTATTATCCAAACATAGACGAAAATGAAAATAGCGGAGTATCTGAAAAGTCTGATAAAAGCCAACAGCCTTGACAGCAGCAAGTCATTCGCCCTTGTGCTTTCAAGCGTTGTCGGGGCTTTGGTCGGGCTGTGCGTGTGTTTCTGTCTTGTATGGGACGTATGCACCAACGGCTATCTTAAAACCGACCTCGACGCTTTGGGGCTGTTCATGCTTTGCATAGGCGGTTTCATGGCAGGAGGCGGAATAAACAAGGCTTTGAGCGAAAGAAAAAGAGATAATGTTAAACCAATAAACAAAGAGGAGGTTTCAAAATGAAAGAGAAAATCTTGAACTACATCGGACAGGACGGACTGCTGCATATTCTCTGCTGCATCGTCCTCGTGAGCGTTATTGACATCGTACTGCCGCTGTGGGTTGCAATTATTGCAACAGTCGTTATCGGCTTGGCGAAGGAGTTTGTATGGGACAAATGGCTCGGCAGGGGAACATTCGACAAGAAAGACCTGCTGTGCGATTTGGTCGGTATAATCATCGGTTGCCTGTAAAACTATGGAGGATTGACTTATGGTAGTATTGATTGACAACGGACACGGAAAGGACACCGCAGGGAAGCGGTCACCGGACGGAAGATTGAGGGAGTATGCCTATACCCGTGAAATTGCGGCAAGGCTTGAACAGGCGTTAAAAGCCCGTGGCATGGATGCCGTAAGGATTACGCCGGAGGAAAACGACGTATCATTGGGCGAGAGATGCCGTCGGGCTAACAAGTACGGGGCGCAAGATGTTATCCTTGTATCAATTCATTGCAACGCCGCAGGGAACGGTTCTTGGATGAGCGCACGGGGTTGGGAGGCTTGGACGAGTGTCGGGAACACAAAAGCCGACAAGCTGGCAACCTGTTTGTACAAGGCGGCAGGGAGAGCCGGGTTCAAGCTGCGTAAAGACGAGACGGACGGCGACCCCGACAAGGAGGGACACCTGTATATCTTGAAGCACACGGTTTGCCCGGCGGTTCTGACCGAGAACCTGTTTCAAGACAACCGGGAAGATGTCGAGTACCTTTTGAGCGAAACGGGCAAACAGACTATCGTCGATTTGCACGTAAACGGAATTGTCGAATACATTAACAGCGCAACGAAATGAAACGGTCTATATTCTTAATCATGGCGGCAGTCCTCCTTGTCGGGGGCTGCTCGCCCGGAAAGCACCTTGCGAAAACACAGCAACAGCAGGACAGTACACGGGTAGAAGTACGCAAGGAAATCGTCTATGTACCCGATACAGTGTACCTCGAAATTCCGGCACAGACAGCGGAGCGGACAACACGTGACAGCACAAGCCACCTTGAAAACGACTATGCCACGTCTGATGCCCGGATAAACACGGACGGGTCGCTGTACCATGACTTGAAAACCAAGCCGCAGGAAATCCCCAAAGAAGTACAAACGCCTGTCGAGCGGAACGACAGCATTGTTTACAAGTACAAAGATAGAACGGTATATGAAACGGTAGAGGTTGAGGTGGAACGTGAGCTTACTTGGTGGCAGAGAACACAGATGTACGGCTTTTGGGTCGCCCTGCTCGTTATCGTAATCACGTACAGGAAAGGCATTTGGTCTATAATCAAACGTATAGCTTCGTTAGTATAAATCGAAACTTTTTTCAGAAATTCTGCCGTAAATATGATATATTTCAGTACCTTTGGAGCGACATATTGAAAATATAGCGTTTGCTATTGTTTTGAGGGTCAAGAGGTATCGCCAAACACCTGACAGCCCACAAGGAAAATGCCCACGTTTTTGTGTGCCTATCTGCGAACAACGGCGACACTATCAGATATGGATAAACCGTTAAATAACAGATATATGGATTTCAAAGACTCAATAAGGCAGATTTCAGAACGCATCGAAAACCTGAAAGACAACCTGCAAACAGAGGAAGCGACGAAAACGGCTTTGATTATGCCGTTCATAAACGCCCTCGGATATGACGTGTTCAACCCTTTGGAGGTGTTGCCGGAAATGTGCTGCGACATCGGCACGAAGAAAGGCGAGAAAATCGACTATGCGATAATGAAAGACGGCGAGCCGGTTATCCTGATAGAGTGCAAGCATTGGGCGCAAGACCTTAACCTGCACGACAACCAATTGCTCCGATATTTCAACGTGTCAAAAGCCAAATTCGGTGTCCTGACAAACGGGATAATATACAGGTTCTACACAGACCTCGCAGAGCCAAACAAGATGGACGGGAAACCGTTTTTGGAAGTGAACCTGCTCGACCTCAAAGATGCGCAGATTGAGGAACTTAAAAAATTCCACAAGTCGTATTTCGACATAAACGAGATTTTGAGTTCCGCAAGCGAGCTTAAATACATGGGCGAGCTTAAAACAGCCATAGGCAGGGAGTTTTCCTCTCCTACTCCCGATTTCGTGAAGTACTTCGGGAAACAGGTGTACGACGGCGTGTTCACGCCCAAAATCCTTGAACAGTTTACCGGGCTTATAAAACGGACTATCGGAAACTACATCAACGACATTATTTCGGAACGCCTGAAAGCAGCCATCAAGGAAAACGACAGCAGCGCAGGCAAAGCAGCCGAACCGAAGCAGGAACAGGCGAAAGAGGTTAAGGAGGACGAGCCGAAGATAGTAACGACAGAGGAAGAATTGGAGGCGTTCTACATCATCAAGTCCATACTCCGGCACACCATTCCGGCAGACCGCATAACCTACCGGGACGCACAGACCTATTTCGCCGTCTTTATAGACAACAATAACCGAAAGACGGTCTGCCGCCTGTACCTCGATTCGGCGACCAACAAACGGCTGACATTCCTTGACGAGAACAAAAAGGAACAGCATAACAGGATAGAGAGCATTGACGATATTTATAACTATGCCGACCAACTGACAGCGGCGGCATCCAAATTCCTATGATTATGACAGCAACAGAACTTTTAATAATCATCTGCGCCGTTGTCGGCATTGCGTTGATAATAAAGACGGCGACAAAGAAAGGAAAGGCTATGGCGAAGTCCACAAGGATTGTCCGGGTCGAGGATTTCTTTCAGAAGTACAAAAGCGTTATGCCGGACGATCTGCGGCAGCGCATATCAAAGGAAACGCTCGCCGGGAACGAGTATATGAAAATCGACATCTATACGGTTGAACTGCTTGACAGCAAACTCGTCCAGCAGAACAGCGGCGAATAAACGCCACTGTGGGGCTGTCATTCGTTAGACAATAAGTTACAGCAGGAACAAAAGAAAACGCCGTGTCGGGCGTATTCGAGAAAAATAACGGGGGGAGCTTTCATCTCTCCCGTTTTGCGTGATAACATCCACCACCCCGGCGACATAACAGGCGAAATTACCACCGACGATATGCTTTGCCGAATACACCGAATTTTCTATGTTTGCGTATGCGAGCAACAAGGCGGAAAATAGCCTTTGCTCATATTTGTTGCTACTTTGTTGCTGTGTGTTTTGTTGCTTGCATATATAATTCAATATATCAATAAGTTATAACGAAATAATAAGATTTTGCATCGGTAAGTAGGTAGTGATTACCAGCGATTAGCATATATCATCAATGATTATTAAGGCGTTCATTTTGAGCGCCTTTCTTTTTAGCCTTATAAGCGATGGTTATCGTT